AGAAATTCCTTCATTAAGATTTTTTATACCTCTTTCTTTATTACCATCTTCTACTATTTTCTTTGTTTTTCTTAAAATAGTTTCTATAGTAATATCTTTTTCTTCTATCTCGGGAAAATATTTTAATAATGACTTTTCTCCAAAATAAGAAATTCCTTTTATATTATCACTTTTATCTCCCAATAATGTTTTAACAATTATTAAATTACTAATAGGCACTTTTAATCCCCCAATCTTAATTTTATCATCAGGTGTGACTAATAAGTGGGTCCTAGGAAAGTATAAATTGACTTTGTGGGAAATTAATTGACCTAAATCTTTATCGGTCGTAATAATGGTTTTATGTTCATCAGGAGAGTTTTGACAATAGTAAGCTATACAATCATCTGCTTCACAGTGTGCAAAATCTCCTTGTCTAATAAATAACTCTTCAAGATACTGAGTAATTCTATGTTTTTGTCTAAACATATCATCAGTCTGAGTTTTGTCTAATCTTTTACGTCTATTGAGTTTGTAGGGGGGATAAAGTTCTCTTCGTGGTCCATGATTATTTTTACCATCCCAAAACACCACAACTTTATCATGTTCAAATTTTTCTAAATGTTTTTTAATGGTATATAAAAAATGGAAAATGGCTCCAAAATGCTTACCTTTGTGGTAAAAATCTTTAACTCCATGAAATCCTGTTTGTAAAAGGCTATTACCATCGACAATTAATGTCTTTAACATATTTTATTTTTAAAAGGTTAAACATTACTCTTCTATTTCTACCACTTCTATTTCAAAATTAAGTTCTTGTCCCGCTAAAGGATGATTTAAATCTAAAACAATTGTGGATTCTTTTAATTCTTTAACTTTTGCAACTACAGGTTTGCCATCTATAGTACTTCCTTGCACCATTTCATCTACCTTAGGATTAAAATCCGTAGGGAAAGATTCTGTAGGCACCTCAGTCAAGGCTTTCGGGTTAATGTCTCCATACGCATCCGTTGGTTTTAAATTAACTTTTTTAGTTTCTCCAGTTTCCATTCCCACTACCGCTTCGTCAAATCCTTTAATCATTTGGCCTGCACCCACTTTAAAATTTAAGGTATCTCCTCGGTCGTGAGAACTATCAAACTTATTTCCATCATTTAAAGTTCCAGTATAATGGACTTTTATGTTGTTTCCTTTTTCTACTTTTTTCATTTTTCTTTTTTTATTTAAAATAATTCACCAGTGTCTTCTACTGCTAAGTTGTAATCACCATCAGAACCTATAATTTCCTTCCAATAGTTCGCATTTTCTTCTTTATAAATTTCAATTGATTTTTTTTCTTCGGTTTGGTCTTTCCCTTTTAAAAATCCATGGGGTGTTACCATAATTTTACCATCTTCATAACCTAATCCATTAACATGATTCTTTAAAATAGATACTTTAGTACGACTTGCAAATTTAACTTTCCGTTTATCTTTAGTTGCGGTAATTTTGGTAACTCCCGCATTTTTTTGGTTACCAAATAAGAATACTAAAGTAGAATTTAACCACAAGGATTCCCCGCCTTTAGCTTTTATTTTGGGTTGTCCAAAGGGGTTGTCTGGTAATTCTACCCATGGTTGATTAACAATTAAAAGTGTGTTGGTAAAATTAGAAGTGTCTTTTCTAGACCCAGTAACTCGTTGGTTAATCCCCATACCTATTTTATCGGCTAAGGTACTTGCGTTATGCATTTTTCCCCCTTTGCCCTCAAAAGTCATTTTACAAGGAACGGAACCAACCGAATCCCACAAAAATAATAAATCGTAACTAATGTCACCTTTTTCTTGTGCATCGATAAGTTCATTAATGTAGTCCGTAATTTGTTCTATATAATGAAAATCATTATTAAAAAGAAAAAATCCATCCCATTCAATTTCTCCAGTTTCTTTATCAATAGTTTCTTCACAGTCTAACCCCAATAATTTCGCATGACTAAAGTCCCATTTTTGTTCCGTTATTATAAAAACAGGTAAAATTCCTTTCTTTTGTGCATCCCCAGCACTTTTTACTAGGGCGGTAGTTTTTCCCGTATCCGTATGTCCTAAAAACATATTAATATGTCCCATCGCGGGACCCGGAATTCCTGTAGCATCTAAAAAAGCTTCCCCCAAATCAAAAAATCTATCTGGTTTGAAGGAGGCTTTCTTGGAAAATTTTGCTTTGATGTCTTTAAAGTTTTTCTTCTTTATAGCCATAATATTAATTAAAATGGTAAGTCTTCTGTTGGTTTGTCGTTTGCTTGGGGGTCTACAGTGGTGGTGCTTTCACCATAACTTACAGTTTCTTCTGCCTCACCATAAACATATTTTTTTAACTGAGAATCCCAAACTGGAGTTTCTCCACGAGCAATTGCTTCCAAATACTCAACTGGTTTTTTAGAATACACATCTTGCCATGTTTCAGTATTTTCAGACCACCCTTTAAGACTGTCCGTATCCGTAGATAACACACTTGGGTCTTCCGCCATTACCATGGAAACAACAGTGTAATTTCCTTTTCCACTCGGTAGTGGAACTGATTTAAGGACTAAGGTTAGGTCTCTTCCTTCTTTAAGGTCAGTGATGTCCCCTCTTTTTTGAAAAATGGGTATAATTTTATCGATTACACCATCACCCTTATAATTCCATTTAAATCTCCAAAATTTCACACCGTCTTCCTCGTTTTCTCTATCAATAACTTTTACAATGTAGAATTTTTTGGACCTATATTGTCTTGCAATTTCTCTATCTTTCTCATTACCTGTCATTTTAAGTGCTTCTTCCACTTCATTTAATGGGCTTCTTTCACCTGTCGGTGTTCCATCTCCATTTTTACCTGGGTCTAATAATTTAGTCCATTTTCCATCTATCTGTACTTCATGATAGTATACCTCTTTAAAGGGTGAACTTCCATCTATGGTAGGGAGTATTCTTATCACTTTTTCACCATCCGTTACACCTTTTGGTAAAAAGGTAGCAAAATATTTTTTTAATCTTTCTTCTCTACTAATATTATTGGTAGATGAACCATTAACTTGGTTTTGTTCGTATTGTTTTAAAACTGCATCTAAACTGCTCATAATTCTTTGTTATTTTTTTTTTATAATTATAAAATTGTTTTTAATACCTAAAATTAACGCAAAAAAAGGGGGAAGTCAACATCCTTCCCCATCTAAATTTCACTCTTTTTCGGTCCCTTAATTATTTTCTGGGTCGTCCTCATCGTATATCCAACTCTTTTTAATATCGGCTTCATTATAATCGTCTACCTCTTGTTGGGTGAGTACATATTCGTGTTTATCTTTCTGTTTAGCCATCTCCCCAGTTTTCTCTTGCCAATAATCGGTAGGTTTTTGATTAAAAGGTCCACTATCTAAATATCTTAGTTCTAATTTTTCTTGTGGTGTCTGTGGTCTATACTTCTCAAATTTAGTTTCTAGTTCCTCCACTGAAGACACAATACTATCCATGTCATTTAATTTCTTTTCTAAATCATCTAACTTAGCAATTAAAGAATCTATACTGCCTTTTTGACTTCCAATAGATTTTTCTAATGTTTCTGTTTTTTCCCCACTTTCTTTCGCCATCGTCACTAACTCGGTAACATCTAATTCTTCTACATTACCTTCGTCCGTATCCGTAGTTTCTTCTGTCTCTTCTGTTGGTTCGGTAGTGTCATCTTCACCACCCAAATCTAGTCCTCCTTCTTCGGTAGGCTCCGTAGTCTCCTCTTCGTTATCACCACCAAAATCTAATGTCACCTCCTCTTCTTGGTCTTCTCCTTCTTGTTCTTCCAATTGGAATGTGGCTTGTTGTCCCCCTAACCCTAAAAATTGTTCTTCTATGGGGTCTATATATTTATTAATGCCTTCGAATCTTTGTAATTCTTCAGATATTAATTTCTCTACGTGTCTACTTTTTTTACTCATTACTAGTCCATTAATAGGGTTCTACCGTCTTGGGTAATCATTTTTTTATTTACTCTTTCAATTAGGCCGTCTTTAGTCCTAATAGTATAACATTCACCCGTATCTTTATCACACACCTCTTCGAATCCTTCTTCTTCTACTTTAAGGTGTTCTGGAGTTTTTATTTTCTTACCAAGAAATTTGTCTAAATTTTTTTCTAAATTTTTCATGATATTTTCTTTTACTATAAATATATGATTAAATGTTAAATTATCATCTAATACAATTCTTTTATATTTAAGCTAAATTATTATTCCATGTAGTATCATTAGGGTAGGGGGTGGTAGTGTACCCGACTAACGAACTTACCTTAGAGTTTAATCCTATTATTATTCGACTATCAAAAGTTGCTCCATTGCCCATTTCTAAATAGGTTTGGGTAGTAATAGCGTTTTTAAAAATTTTATTTTTTAAATAGGTGATTAAATTATCATTAAGATGGGTTGTTAAGGTGCCTGTAGTTAAGGCTTCTTCCATTTTAAAACACGGACATAATTTATCACTAAATTCGTTATGCCCTTTTATAATTCTTCCCCACATTTTGGCACTTACACCCGCATTCCCAGCCTGCCAGATATCGTTCTTTTTCTCAAAAAGTTTAACAGTATCTGTAGGATAATCTCTAAATTTTAAAACTAATTCTGTGGTACTTAAATTTAAACTTAATAATCTCTTATTAAATAATATCCATAGTAGTAACCATTC